GGGCCTAACAGGGGGGCCCCTGATAGGGGGGGCCTATAGCAGGGGGCCCACCCGCCCTACCTCCCAACCCCACAGACAGCCGACACCACACACCGATCCACCACCAACACCCCACGGTGACTCCGCCCGAACCCTTCGCCCGTCGTCGCATCACCCAACAACCACACGACCACCAAGCCCGGCCAACCCCCCGGTCCAACGACGCGACACCCCACGCGACAGACCCGCACCACCACACACCGAAACCAACCACCAGTGAGCCGAGCCCGAACCGTCTGCAACCAACCAGGCTGCCCAACACTCACCAACGCAGGCCGCTGCGCCCACCACACACGCCAAGCCGACCAGGCACGGGGCACCAAGGCAGCCCGCGGGTACGGCACCCCCTACGACCGGGCCCGCAGGGGATGGCAGCGACGCCTCACCGCAGGCGAACCCATCAACTGCTGGCGCTGCGGCGAACCGATCAACCCCCGGCACTGGCACCTCGGCCACGACGACCACGACCGCAACATCATCCGCGGACCAGAACACCCAAACTGCAACCTCACCGCCGCCGGAAAAAAACGTCACCGAAAGTAACCGAAGGGTGGGGGAGGGACCCCAACCCCACCCGAAAATCCGCCCGGCCGTGAGGTGCCTCGCAGTCCAGACCCCTGAAATCAGATCCGGGAGGCAGCAGTGGCTACCCAGCGTGCACCCTCCGGTCTCGGCGCGGGTGGTCGTGCGTTGTGGCGCGCGGTTGTCGAGGATCACGAGTTGGACCGGGTGCAGATGGTGCAGCTTGAGGAGGCGTGTCGGGCGAAGGATCGCCTCGATAAGTTGGACGACCTGCTGCGTGGTGACGTTGACACGTGGGCACGGCTGACTGTGGACATCAGTTCCGACGGCGAGGTGTACGAGCTCCGCATGACGCAGGCGCTGACGCAGGCGAACGCGACGGCGAACATGATGAAGCAGCTCCTCGCCGCGTTGCGGCTGCCTGATGAGCAGTCCGGTAAGCGTCCGCAACACCGCGGCGCGCGCGGCGCCTACGCCCCGAAGGCGCCGTCCGGGAAGGTGTCAAGCCTCGATCGGGCGAGGCAGCGCGCCGGAGCATGATGTTCCGTCCGTTGCCTGACCTCCCTAACCAGGTCTGCTCGCTGGGCTACCAGGTCGTTGACTTCATCCTGGACAACTGCTGCCACGGCCCCGGCGACCTCCAAGGTGCGCATCCGCCGCAGCTCGACGACGAGGTGTTCGACTACATCGTCGACTGCTATCGCATCGACCCGGTCTCGGGCCGCAAGGTGTTCGACGAGTCGATCCTGTCCCGGCCGAAGGGGCGTTCGAAGACCGAGGTCGCTGGCTGGTTAGTGGTGGCTGAGGCGTTCGGTCCAGTTCGGTTCTCCCACTGGGACGAGCACGGCCAGCCGGTGGCGAAGTCGGTCAACTCGCCGCTGATTAAGTGCTTGGCTACGGAGGAGTCGCAGGCCACGGCCGCGTTCTCGGTGGTCGCCTACATCGTCAACGACTGGGGCCGTGAACACCGTCCCGGCATCTACGGCGGGGTGTCCGGTGCCCGGCAGTATCAGTCGGCGACGGCGCTGTATCTACCGCATGGCGGGGAGATCCGGGCATGCACCGCGGGTAGTGCGTCGAAGGACGGTGGGAAGGAAACGTTCGTCGTCGCCGACGAGTCCCACCTGTACGTGCTGCGCGAACTCAAGGCGATGTACGGCACGGTGCGCCGTAATCTCGGTAAACGGAAGATCGCCGAGCCGTGGCTTATGCAGACCACCACCGCGTACCGGCCGGGGGAGTCCTCGATCGCGGAGGAGACGCTGACCGCGTGGCGCAAGGGCGACTTGTCCGCGGCGGTGCATGTCGACCACCGTGAGGCGAAGGGCCGGGTCGACATCAACGACCGCGCCCACACGATGGCGCAGTTGCGCTACGTGTACGGGGCGGCGGCTGGGTGGATGGACCTGGATCGGATCTACCGCGAGATGTGCGATCCGCGGTCGTGCCCGGACGAGGCGACCGCTGCTAGGTATTTCCTGAACCGGTCGATGTCGACGAAGGACGCCTGGATCGCGAAGGATGTTCACGAACGGCAGGCCCGCATCGGTGATGTGGTCGAACCCGGCGAGCCGATCACCGTCGGTTTCGACGGGTCGCTGAACGATGACACGACGGTGCTGCGTGGCTGCCGTATCTCGGATGGGTTCCTGTTCCGGATCGGGGCGTGGCCGAAACCGGACGGCGCGGCCGGCATCGGGTGGGAGGTCCCGCGCGCCGACGTGCTCGCCACGATTCGTGAGGCGTTCGGCCGGTACCGGGTGGTGCGTGGCTACTTCGACCCGCACGAGTGGCGCTCCGACATCGACGCGCTGGCCGAGGAGTTCGGCGACGAGCGGGTGGTGAAGTGGGAGACCCGCCGGGATGTGCCGATGGCCGCCGCGCTGGACCGCCTGCACGCCGACCTGGTCAACGGCGAGGTGTGGCACGACGACGACCCGTTGGCCGCCGAGCACTACGGCAACGTGTTTGTGCGCCGCAAGGGCCCGTACCGGCTGGTCCGCAAGGAATACCCGAACTCGCCCCGCAAGATTGACACGGTGGTGGGGGACGCGTTGGCCTACGAGGCCCGCGCCGACGTCCTCGCCGCCGGCTGGAACCCCGCCCCACCCGACCGTCGCGTGATCGTCTTCCGTTAGGTGGTGGGATTGTGGCGTTGTCTGCAGAAGAGGACGCCACGTTCCGCCGGCTGTCGTCGGCGCTGACCAAGGCCCAGCACCCCCTGCAACGCCTGGACGCCTACTACGAGGGCATCCACAAGCTTGAGCAGCTGGGTTTGGCGGTGCCGCCGGAGCTGGAGCGGTTCGTGACGACGGTGAACTGGCCGCGGGTCACGGTCGACTCGATCGAGCAGCGGTGCGACGTGGAGGGGTTCCGCCTCTACGGCGAGGACTCCGCCGACGACGACATGTGGGCGATCTGGCAGGCGAACGACCTCGACGAGGAGTCACAGCAGGCGCACCTGGACTCGCTGACGCTGGGCCGGTCGTACGTGTGCGTGGGGGCGCGTGAGCCCGACGACGTGGACTCCGACGTTCCGCTGGTGACAGTGGAGTCGCCGTTCGAGATGATCCACGAGTTTGACCCGCGGACCCGGCGGGTCACCGCCGCGCTGCGGCGGGTGGGATCCGATCTCACGTCGGCGGTGGACCAGGCGACCCTGTATCTGCCTGAGCAGACGATCTGGTTGGAACGTCGGGCGCTGTCGGCTTGGGTGGATGTGGAGCGTGACTTCCACCGGATCGATCGGCCGTTGGTGGTGCCGATCCCGAACCGGGCGCGGTTGCGTAACCGGTTCGGGGTGAGCGAGATGACCGATGTCATCTCGCTCACCGACGCAGCCTGCCGGGCGTTGACGAATGCGCAGGTGGCGACGGAGACGATGGCGATCCCGCAGCGTTACGTGCTGGGGGCGTCCCCGACGGACTTCGTGGATCAGCACGGGCAGCCGGTCACCGCGTGGGAAACCTACTTCGGCGCGGTGTGGGCGTTGCAGAACGCCGAGGCGAAGGTCGGGCAGTTCTCCGCAGCGGACCTGAAGAACTTCGAGACGATCGTCAACCACTACGCGGCGCTGGCGTCGGGTGTGTCCGGTCTACCGACCCGGTTCTACGGCCAGTACACGTCGAACCCTCCGTCGGAGGCGTCGATCGTGGCCGACGAAACCCGTCTGATCATGAATGCGCGGCGGAAGCATCGGGCGTGGGGAGGCAGCTGGGAACCGGTGATGCGGCTGGTCCGCCGGATCGTCGACGGCGACTGGGATCCGTCGCTGGCCCGGATGGAAACGTTGTGGCGGAACCCGGAGACGCCGACCCGGGCGCAGCAGGCCGACGCGACGGTGAAGCTGGTCCAGGCCGGGGTGCTGCCGATCGAGGCGGCGTGGGAGGAGCTGGGGTATTCGGCGACCCGCCGTCGTCAGCTCGCCGCGCTGCGGACCGCAGAGCGCGCCGCCGACCCGGTGACGTTGCTGGCCGACCAGTTCCGCACCCCACCCGAACCACCCCCTGATGTCGCTGCGTGATGTCGCGAAGGACAACTACCGCACCCAGGCGGCGCTCACCCGGTCTGCGCAGCGCGCGGCGCAGGACATTTGGGTGGACGGGATGCGCCCCGCCCTGGACGCGTCATGGGCGGGTATCGCCAACCCGCTGTACGTCACCGTGTCTGCCGCGCAGCTGCTGGCCGCACGCCAGGCCGAACCGTATGTCGACGCCGCCGTCGCCGAGCAGGGCGGCGACACCAGCACCCGCGGGACGTTGATCGCCGCGAGCCTCGCCGGGATCGCCTCCGACGGCCGCAGCCTCGACACCCTCCTGTTCGGGTCGGTGGTCCGGTCGAAACTGACGTTCGCTGCGGGCGCCTCGACGGAGACCGCGTTGGCCACCGGGTTGGCGTCGCTGCTGCGGATCGTGTCCGCGCAGGTGTCAGATGCGGGGCGGGTCGCGACCGAGGTGGCGATGACCACCCGCCCGCAGGTGCAGGGATGGGTGCGGATGCTCAACGCGCCGGCGTGTGACCGGTGCGCGATCCTCGCCGGCGAGGTCTACCGCTGGTCGGACGGGTTCCTGCGCCACCCGGGCTGCGGCTGCGTCCACGTGCCCTCCACGGAGGAGGGCGCCGCCGACGAGCTACGGACCGATCCCCGCGCGTATTTCGAGTCGCTGCCCGCGGACGACCAGGACAAGTACTTCACCGAAGCGGGCGCGCAGGCCATCCGGGACGGCGCCGACATCAGCCAGGTGGTCAACGCGCACCGGAGGTCGGCTGGCCTATCGCAGCCCGGCCGGTTGACTGCTGAGGAGCAGCACGCCGTACGCGACGGAAACGCCACGCGGTTGCGCCGGGTCGACGTGTACGGCCGCCCACTCGCCATGACCACCGAGGGCACCACCCGCCGCGGTGTCGCCGGGCAACGCCGCGCGGGCACGAACACACCCCGGCTGATGCCCGAGGCCATCGCCGAGCTCGCCGGGGACGACCGCGACGAGCGGATCCGTCTGCTGCGCCGGTTCGGCTACATCCTCTGATCTTCCCTCGCGCCGGGCGAGGGAACGCCCGCCACGGGCGAACCACCCCCCCCCCTCATCCCGACACGGGAGCATCTAGTGG